GATGGAGGAACTGTTCCAATCGTTGGTGTTTTCAATGGATGTCAATTTACCGATCCAACAACTGGAGAACAAAAGTTTCAAAACTTTTATCCAGCAAGCACAAACGCCTCAGACATTATTGCTTTTATAATTGATGACCCCATGGTTATTTTTGAAATACAAGCAGATGACACTTTTCCAGTTGCTGATTTATTTGGTAACTTTGATATTGTGTATACGTCATCTGGAAGCACAGTAACTGGTATTTCTGGTGCTGAGCTAAACGTAACCGATGGTGGTACTGGTACAACTTTACCATTAAAAGCAATAGACATATCCGAAGACCCAGAAAATTCTGATGTAGCTTCTGCAAATACAAATGTAAAAGTTGTTATTCAGAATCACATTTTTGGTGTCAAGGGTGCTGGATTAGCATAAGGAGAATTAGACATGGCAATATCTAGAGCACAGCTCGCTAAAGAACTAGAACCAGGTCTAAACGCCTTGTTCGGTATGGAGTATGATCGTTACGAAAACGAACACTCTGAAATATTTGATGCAGAAACTTCTGATCGTGCATTTGAAGAAGAAGTAATGTTATCAGGTTTTGGAAACGCACCGACTAAATCAGAAGGTGCTGGAGTATCATTTGATGTAGCAAACGAAGCGTTTACTGCAAGATATACTCACGAAACTGTTGCACTTGCTTTCGCTCTTACAGAGGAAGCAATAGAAGACAATCTTTATGATCGTCTTGGAGCAAGATACACGAAAGCTCTTGCTCGTTCTATGGCACACACTAAGCAGATTAAGGCTGCAGCTGTTCTAAACAATGCGTTTAGTTCAAGCTTTACTGGTGGTGATGGTGTAGAGCTATGTGCAACAAATCATCCATTATCTGGTGGTGGTACTTTTGCAAATGAACCATCAACAGCTGCTGATTTAAACGAAACATCTTTAGAAGATGCTTTAATTAGTATCTCTACATTTGTTGATGAACGTAACATGATTGTAGCGATGAGAGGTATGAAACTGATTGTACCACCTCAACTTCAGTTTATTGCTGATAGATTGTTAGAATCAACATTACGTCCAGGAACAGCAGACAATGATGTAAATGCTCATCAAAACATGGGAATGTTACCACAAGGGTATACCATCAATCACTTTTTAACAGATACGGATGCGTTTTTTATTAAAACAGACGCACCTAATGGTTTTAAAATGTTTGAGCGTTCACCACTTTCAACTTCAATGGAAGCTGATTTTGATACTGGTAATATGAGATTTAAAGCCAGAGAAAGATATTCTTTTGGTTTCTCAGACCCAAGATGTGTATTTGGTTCTCCTGGAGCTTAAATACAAACATTTTTACAATATTATAGAGAGGCAATTTATTTGCCTCTTTATTTTTTTTTAAAACTATATTAGAGTGTAATCGTGGACATGATAAACCTTGACAGTTATACAATATAACTGACGCAGCCAAGACAAGGAGATTAACATGGCTAATACAACATTTAGAGGAACAGTAAGATCAGCAGAGGGATTAAAAGTTATATCTATTAATTCAACTACTGGTGCAGAAACAGAAAATCTTGCTATTGATTCAAGTTCAAATATACAATCAAAGGGTACATTAATATCTGCTGGTACAAGAAAAATACAAACATTTGTGGGAACTCTTGCTGGAACTAACGCAGCTTCAACTGCTTATGCAGATGGTGATGTTCTTGTAGAGCTTGGTACGTTAGATACCACAGCACCTGCAAGTATTGTAACACCAACAAAATTCTTTATACACAGAGCTTTAGTAGGTATCACTACGGCAGCTGGTGAAACTTTAGTTGGTAGTTTGCAATTAAGTGCAACTTCTGGTACAGCGACTAATGCAGCCGTATCTTCAGGAACAGAAATTGTTGGTGCTGGTGTAACTTCATTTAACGAACAGTTAAGTGCTACACAATCAATTACTGAAATAGATATTAATTTTAACGATAGTGCTGGAAATTATCATATATTTGTTCCTAATATTACTGCTGCCATAGCAAGTAAAAACTTGTATGCAGCTGCCACAACCGCTGTAAATGCTGATATAACGGCTGGTCGATTTACTGTCGAACTAGAATATTCAGTATTTTAATGATTGGGGGTTTCAAACCCCCTTTTAAATAGAGGAGAGAAAGATGGCAGCATCAGACGTAAAAGCTTTAACAATAGCAGATACAAACGCATCTGACGATGATCGAATTGTTACGGCAGCAAGACCAAATACAACAGCTACATTAGCTAATACAACATTTGCAGGTGGTGGAGCTAGAAACATAATAGTAACTACAACAGGAACTGGTGATAATGGAAAAACTACCACAATCACTGGTACGGACGTTTTTGGTAATACTTTAAGTGAAACTATTACATCAACAGGATCAGCAGAGGCAGTTGCAGGAACAAAGTTATTTCTTACTGTTTCAGCAGTGGAGTGTTCAGCACAATATGCAGCAAATATTAAAGTTGGTTCTGGAACATCATGTGCTCAAGCAGTTTTAGGTGGAGAAAGAGTAAGAATTAAAGGATTATCTATTGTTTCAGGTGGAACAGCAGGTTCTGTCTCTTTTATTAATGGAACACCAGAAACTGGTACAACATTATTTTCATCAAGAACTATTGGAACTGCAAATGCTACAGTAGATAGAACTATACCACAAAATGGTGTTTTATTTGAAAATGGTGCAACTGTAAGTTACACATTAGATGTTACTGACAATACCACAGTATTTTTTGGATAGGATATAACATGGCTTCTAAAGGTAAGATGCCAAAAAGAAACAAAAAAAATTTCAGACCTACGAAAAAAGGTGCTGGAATGACAGCAGCTGGTGTTAAAGCTTATCGTAAGCTTAATCCAGGTTCTAAATTAAAAACTGCTGTAACTAAGAAAAAAAACCTAACTGAGAAAGAAAAAGCGAGAAGAAAGTCTTTTTGTGCAAGGTCTGCTGGTCAAATGAAAAAATTTCCAAAAGCAGCCAAAGATCCAAATAGTCGTTTACGTCAAGCTAGAAAAAGATGGAGATGTTAATGGTTATATCACGATCACAAATGTCTGAACAAATAGATAAGTCACCAAGTAAGAGGAAAACAAAAATGGATATGCCTAAAGGATTAACATATTATAGAAAAGGTGGTAAAGCCTCTAAAAAAAGTAAAGGAAGTAAAATTTGTCCAGAAGGTAAAGCATGGGCGAAAAGAACTTTTGATACATACCCATCAGCTTATGCTAATTTAGCTGCATCAAAGTATTGTAAAGATCCAAACTATGCTAAGAAAGCAAAAGGTGGTAAAAGAAAAGGTAGATAAATGGGTGAATTAAAAAATTGGTTAAAACAAAACTGGGTTAGGATAGGTACAGATGGTGAAATTAAAGGTCCTTGTGGCACTTCAAAAGATAAAAAAAATCCTGATAGATGTTTACCTAAAGCTAAAGCTCAACGTCTTAGCAAGTCTGAACGAGCCAAAACAGCCAGAAAGAAAAAAAGAGAAGGTGCAAAAGGCAAAACAGTCGTCCAAAACACGAAAAAAGCGAAAGTAAGAAATTTAGAAAATGGTGGTGAAGTTAAAGTTATGAATAAACCAAAAAGAAAATTTAATGGAAAAACTAAACGAAATCAAGCTGTTGCTAGAGGTTGTGGTGCAATCTTAGCAAATAAAAGAAAAGTAACAAAAGGTGCTGTAACGCAATCATAAGGAAAAAAAATGGCAGTTTCTGGATCTACAAATTTTGAATTAGATGTTGTTGAGTATATAGAAGAGGCTTTTGAACGATGTGGTTTAGAGGTTAAAACTGGTTATGATTTAAAAACTGCGAAAAGGTCATTAAATCTTATGTTAGCTGAGTGGGCGAACAGAGGTTTAAATCAATGGACAATAGTTCAAAGAACTCAAGCACTAACAAAATCTGATGGAGAGTATAGTTTAGGAGCTGATGTTATTGATGTCTTATCTGTTTCTATTTTAAGAAGTGATATATATTATTCATTAGAAAGAATAAGTAGAGATACTTATCTTGCGATACCAAATAAAGCAACAACTGGAAGACCCACACAGTTTTTTTTAGATAGACAGATTACACCTAATTTAAAGATTTGGCCGCTACCAGAAAATAGTACAGATGTAATATATTATGATGCACTCACTCGAATAGATGATGCAGATGATTATACTAACACGCTAGATTTACCTTTTAGGTTTTACCCTTGTTTAGCTGCTGGTTTGGCTTATTATATAGCAATTAAAAGAGCACCAGATAGAATACAATTATTAAAATCTGTATATGAGGAAGAATTTCAAAGAGCAATAGCAGAGGATAGAGATAGAGCCTCAATAAATATTACACCAGAACTAAGGGATTATCGAATTGTCTAAGTACGCATCAGGTAAATATGCATATGGAATATCAGATCGCTCTGGTTTTCGATATCGTTTGCGTGACATGAGGCAAGAATGGAATGGTCTTTTAGTAGGAAAAGATGAGTTTGAAGAAAAGCATCCACAACTTTTTCCTATTCGAGTCAGACCAGATGGACAAGCACTTAGAAAAGCAAGACCAGAAATTACATTAAATCAAGAAAGAATCATACAATATGGTTTTAATCCAGTTGGCTTTTCTGATCCTTTAAATTTATTTGATACTAATAATTTAGTTGCAAATGGAGGTATTGGGAGTGTAACTATAGGTGGTGATGCATCAAGCACAGACACAGATACTGAAGCAGATAGTTCACCTACTGCTACATTAACTGGTTTTGGTGTTGCAGGTTCTATAGGCACAGCAACTGTATCAACTTCAGCTGTTAGTCTTGCAGCAACTTATACTGTTACTGTGCAATCGTACTATGGCTCTAATTACTTTTATATAGATGGTGTAAGAGCACCAACTTTAAATTTATCAGAAGGTTCTATATATAGATTTGACCAATCTGATTCTTCAAATTCTGGTCATCCATTACGTTTTTCAACGACATCTAATGGAACACATGGAGGTGGAAGCGAATACACTACTGGAGTTACAACTAATGGTACACCAGGTTCATCTGGAGCTTATACACAGATAGAAGTAGCTTCTGGTGCACCTACATTATATTATTATTGCACTAATCATAGTGGTATGGGAGGGCAAATAAACACATGAGTTTTACATATGCACAACTTAAATCAGCATTACAAGATTATACACAAAACGATGAAACATCTTTTGTTTCTAATTTACCAAACTTTATTCGGTTGGCAGAAGAAAGAATATTACAATCAGTACAACTTAATATTTTTCAAAAAAATGTTTCTGGTAATATGACATCAGATAATCAATATTTAGCTGCACCTTCAGACTTCTTAGCACCTTTTTCACTAAGCATTACAAATAGTAGTGCAAAAGAATATTTACAATTTAAAGAATTAGAATTTATTTATTCATACAATCCTAATTCGTCTACTACTGGTACACCAAAATATTATGGACAATTTGATGCTGATTACTTCATAATTGCACCAACTCCTAATTCAGCGTTTACAGTGAATTTAAGTTACTTTTATA